ATTTCTGTAAGACAAGGTTCTACCTCAGAACCTTTAGGAAATATTGTAATCAGTTTCAATGATGCCGTATGAAAAATATCAATAATAATTATTTTATATGTCTATATTTATTCTTATTTTGTTGAATCTATTATGGATATATTTTTATATTTCCCCATTCCTTTTATATATTTCACTTTTCAATTTTATATGCATTTTAATATTTTGAAAACACACAAAAATTAAATACTTACTTTTTATAAAAATATAAAAAATTATTTTGTTACTAATTATGATAACAAAATAATTCATACTATTGAAACCATATACATATACATTTTTGCATGTATGTCATAAAACTCATCAAAAAGAATTTTTAGATGCAAAGCATCTTTAACCCTTTGACGCTTAGTGTCCGCTTAACCCTTTCACACACACACTCAAAAAATAATAATTATTACCATTTTTTATAAACAGTAATTATTTTGTTAGCATAAATGATAACAACATAAATTATTTTTTTGAAACACACTTGAAACACCGTAACAAACAATATTTAGGGTGTGCGTCAAATGGTTAACCCTTTCACGCACACTCAAAAAATAGTAATTGTTACCATTTTTTATAAACAGTATTTATTTTGTTAGCATAAATGATAACAAAATAAGAATAATGTATCTTTTTGTTATCCACCAAATTTGGTTGATAACTGGACTCTGTGTGTGAAAGGGTTAAAAAATGAAACTTGTCTCATTTTTCTTTTTAGACGGTGTAATTGTGTTTTTGCTGTTCCTGCATTTATACTATCTATTCCACTTGGAGAACCGCTTGGTGTAAATGTTCCTGTATATGATTCTGTAGGAGATGAGCCATAAAACCATTTGCAATTGTGGTTGTATTTACAGTTGTTATACCTGAAGAAGATAAAATAGCATATCTTGAAAGTACGGGATAATTTGAAAGTATTATTCCACTCATTTATATATAGTAATTATATTTAACCCTTTCACGTACACTCAAAAAATAATAATTGATACCATTTTTTATAAACAGTAATTATGTTGTTATCATTTATGCTAACAACATAAGAATAATCTATCTTTTTTTTATCAACCAAATTTGGTGGATAAATGGACTCTGTGCGTAAAAGGGTTAAAAATTTTTATTCCAAATATTTATCTTCCAAATATTTTCTAAAATACTACAAAAATAAGATTGTACAAACAATGTCTGAAATTGCGTAAGTGAAAACAGTTGTAAGTGGAGATAATAATTTGTAAATGTGAAACTAATGTATAATTTGGAAATAAATTTATATTTATATCTATATAACTATAAATGGAAAGTATACTTGAGAGATTGGTTGTTAAACCAACAACAATAAATAAAAAACAGGATTTTGATATAAAAATTGGATATTTAGATGAAACAAGCAAATATAAGGATTTTGATATAAATATTGTAAAAAAAAATTTACAAGATGTAAGAAGAATTATACCTGAAGAAAATATTGAAACAGAACAAATTGTTTATGCGAGAGAACAAGAACCAAATATTGGATTAAATAAACAAGCAAGAGCAGAAGAAAAAGAAGCAGAAAAGGCAACAAAAAAAGCAACAAAGTCAAAGAAAAAAATGACAAATGTTGAAAAAGTGTTAGAAGAAGAAAGGGAACAAGAAGAAGAAAGGACACCCGAAGAAAGGGCACCAGAAGAAGCACCAAAAAAGGTAAGAAAACCAAGAAAAACAGAGAAAGTAAAAACAGGAATAGTTGTTATAGACCCCAAAGACTGGATAGATGTTAAAAAAGAACAGTTACCATATGATAAACAACATTTTAATATAAAAGTTTCAAGTTATTTTATGAATAATCGTGAAAAATTTATTAATTTTATAAATACTACATTTAACCCATATAGAAAAAGATTTTTAGATGAAATCAAGAACTCATCTATCAATTGTAATACAATTGGAAATAGCTCTGGAAATTTTGAATTACTTACCCATCAATTGTTAGTGAGAGACTATATGAATTTATATACACCTTACAGGGGTCTTTTGCTGTATTTTAGTTTAGGTTCCGGTAAATCTTGCACATCAATAGCAATAGCAGAAGGAATGAAAAACAATAAAAAGGTAATAATAATGACTCCAGCTTCTTTGGAAGATAATTATATGGGAGAATTGAAAAAATGTGGAGATGAATTTTACAAAAGAAATCAATATTGGAAATTCAACAATAATCCACTTGCATTTGAAACACTATCCTCCGTTCTTAATCTCCCATTTGATTATATTAAACAACAAAACGGTGCTTGGATGGTTGATGTTACAAAACCAAGCAACTATAATCAATTAAATGCTGACGAAAAAAAAAGTTTGGACCTTCAAGTAAATGAAATGATAAAATCAAAATATGAATTTATTCATTATAATGGTTTGCGAAGAAACAACCTGAAAAAAATGACAAACAACTTTGAAACAAATATTTTTGATAACTCTGTTATTATTATTGATGAAGCACACAACTTAATTAGTCGTATTGTAAATAAAATTGGAAAAGAAAAAGATATTCCAACAAATAAAAGGGGAGAAAAAGAAAAAATACCTTTGTCATTATCTCTTATTCTTTATGAAATGTTAATGAGTGCTAAAAACGCACGAATCGTTTTTCTTACCGGAACTCCAATTATTAATTATCCAAATGAAATTGGAATACTTTTCAACATTTTGCGAGGTTACATAAAAACATGGGAAATACCGTTAGAATTGAAAGAATCTCAAAAAATAACAAAAGAAGGACTTTTACAAATATTTTCTAGAGAGAAAAGTCTTGATTATATAGATTACAGTTCTTCAAGTAAAAAGTTAATCATTACACGAAATCCGTTTGGCTTTGAAAATGTTAAAAATAATAATATTTATGACGGTGTGTCTTTGAACGTAGAAGATTCAAATAGTGATTCTGATTCTTATTTTGAAAAAAAAATAATACGAATATTACAAGACAATAATATTGAAATTTCTAAACAAGAAAATATTGTAATAAATTTATACAAAGCATTACCTGACAAATTAGATACTTTTGTAAATAGATTTATTGAACCTTCTTCTGGAAATGTAAAAAATGTAGAGTTATTCAAAAAACGTATAATTGGATTAACATCTTATTATAGAAGCGCACAAGAAAAATTATTACCTAGATATGACAAATTAACAGATTACAAAGTTATTCATATTCCTATGAGTGATTATCAATTTTCAATTTACGAGTCAGCACGAAAAGAAGAAAGAAAAATGGAAAAAAGTCAAAAAAAAAGAAAAACAGGTCCAGGCGAAGGAGGAGTTTATAAGGAACCAACATCAACATACAGAATTTTTTCAAGATTATATTGCAATTTTGTAATGCCTTTACCTCCTGGAAGACCATTACCGAGAGAAACAGATGATTTAAATGACAGTTACAATAATGCTTTGAAAGAAGCAGAAAAAATAGATATTGACAAAGAAGTTGTTCCTTCTTCTTCTTCTTCTTCTTCTTTGAATATTAATTTACAAGACCAAGAAGACGCAAATATTGTTTTTGACGAAGTGCTTGAAGGTGATGCAATTATTGAAAAAAATGCCGACTCGAGTTATGCTGACCGTATAAAATCAGCTGTGAAATATATAACGCAACCAGAAAATGCCGTAAATATATTGAGTCCTGAAGGTTTGAAAACATACAGTCCAAAATATTTACATATTTTAGAGAATATAGAAGATAGTGATAATGTAGGGTTACATTTGGTGTATAGCCAATTTAGAACTTTGGAAGGTATTGGAATATTTACATCAGTGCTTGAATATAATGGATTTACTCAATTTAAAATAAAGAAAAACTCATCAGGACTTTGGGAATTAGATATTTCCAATGAAAACAAAGGAAAACCAACATTTGCTTTATATACGGGAACAGAAAGTAAAGAAGAAAAGGAAATTGTGCGAACTATTTATAATGGGGACTGGGATGAATTGAAAAATGTTGATCCTTCTCTACTTAATACCTTAAAACAAACATCAAATAACAATAATTTGGGAGAAATAATAAAGGTTTTTATGATTACATCATCAGGTTCTGAAGGAATTAATTTGCGAAATACAAGATTCGTTCACATTATGGAACCTTATTGGCATCCTATTCGTTTAGAACAAGTAATTGGTCGTGCTAGACGTATATGCAGTCATAAAAATTTACCCGAAGAGTTACAAACAGTAAATGTATTTGTGTATTTGATGACTTTTTCAAAAACGCAAATAGATAGTGATAATTCCATAGAATTAAAGATAAAAGATACAAGTAAGAAAGAATATGATGTAATGGAAAATGGGGTAATGAAAAAGAAAAAAATTCCTTTGACAAGTGATGAGGCTTTATTTGAAATATCAACAATCAAAGAAGACATTAATAGTAAGCTAACAACAGCAATCAAAGAAGCATCTATTGACTGTGCTATATATTCTACACCAGACTCAAGTGAAAAGTTGAAATGTTTGCGATTTGGAAATCCAAGACCTACCACTTTCTCTTACAATCCATCTTACGAAAAAGATGAAATAGATGTTGTAAGTGAAACAAATAAAAAATTATTAGAATGGGAAGGGCGAGTTATAAAAATAAAAAATAAAGAATATATTTATAGAGAAGATACTCATGAGTTGTATGATTATGATAGTTATAATGATGCTTTAGTTAATCCAAATGTTGAACCTGTTTTGATAGGAACAATTGAAACAAAAAATGGGAAAACAATACTAAAAATAAAAAATCCTGAACAAAAACTTGTATAAAACTTGTATAAAACTTGTATAAAACTTGTATAAAACTTGTATAAAACATTTTATGTTAGATATCAACACTTGGAGTAGGTGTAAATACATGTATGTATTTAGAAATCTTTTCATTCATTTTTATCATTTCCTCCTTCATAAATTCATATTGTGTTTTCAATTGATTAATTTTTTCATTCATTTTTATTATTTCCTCATTCATAACTTCGTGTTGTGTTTTCAATTCATAAATAGTATTTTTTACTTCTTCAGTTATATTGTTATCAATATTGTTTTTGTTATCAATATTGCTTTTGTTATCAATATTGCTTTTGTTATCAATATTGCTATTACTTTTGTTTTCACTGTTGTTTTCATTAATGTTTTCACAAATATTGTGAATTAATTCATTAGAATTATATGTAGATTCTAATACAGTTTCAGGTAAAGAATTAAGAGAAGATATTTTGTTTGAATTTTTTACTTTAAGTATTGAAAATAATTTATTTTCATATTGGAATTGTTTTTGTGGTACTTCTTCTAAAGGTAAAGATGAAGTTGATAAATCAATTTTTGGAATATTTGTATCTATTTCATCTCCAATTTTAATATATTTAATAGGTTGTGGAGCTATATTTTGAATTAGTGGTGGTTTCAATTTGATTACATTTATGTCATCATTTCTGGTTTCCATATTATTTTTCATCCAAAGAGAATGTGCCTTTTCGTCAACATCATTTTTTTTGCGTATTTTTTCAATATCATAATTTCTCTCTGCTATTGTTTGCGCCATTAGTTTTTCCATTTCACTAATAGGTTTTTCTTTTATGTCATCACTAAATTTGGGTGTTTCAGGAATATGAAAGTACATAGATTCCCCGAATTCTTTTTGTTTCAAAGCCAAATTGTTATCAAATATAGTTTTTTTTTGTTTTGCAAGTTCTTCACGTGTAAAAATTTCTTTATCTAATTCAACAGGACGTACACTAACTTCATCTTGTATAATCACATTCGTGCCAAACTGCTTAAAATTACTATTATTTTCTCTCTTTTTATTGAAATTAGCATTTGTAAATGTTTGACAAATTTGTGAAATAAAATTTTTATTCATAGAGACTAAATCTTGAGAAGTGTGATTCTCTCTTTCATAAAAATTATAAAGTTCTTTTGTGAAATATTGTTTCGTTTGAGACATTTCAAAAGCATTATTTGTTTGGATTATGTTTTCATCAATAATAACTTCCCAAAGTATTTCAATATTGTTATTTGAAATGAAAGCCATAAACAAAATATATAAATAATGTATTCATATATTTATATATTTTTTGTAATAATTTATAATTCACTGTTGAAATAAATTTTGCGAAATTTCTCTATATATTCATCCTTCAAAATATGTGTTTTCAAGTAATGAGAAGTTATTTTGTCTTCTAACATGTGGACTATAAAATAAATACTATATACACCACATTCGGTACCTCCGTATTGATGTTCTACGGGATAATTTTGGTCGAAATGGAACTTTATAGGTTTTGATTTCAATTCTTCCCCTTGTTTCATGACACGATTTACAAATGTCATTATTTCTACAGGAATGTGAGTACCTGCACTATCGAAAAAGAATATTTTACCCTTTTTTATATTAATAAACAAACTAATCCAATGTTCTCCTCCTTTGTTATGCGGGTCAGTATTAAATATTATACCTATTTTGGTTTTGCCATTTTTGATTTGTTTTTGCAAGTTGAAATGACATAGTTCTTCCCAAACACATTTTCCATACATTTCTATACTATCAAAGTCAATTGGTGAAGGACCAATGAACTCAAAACATTTATATGCATGTTCATATTGTTTCATAACATTCAAAATATCAATACTAGATAACCATTGATTCGGGTTTTTTTTCCAATTATCGGGAGATTTCGGAGCAAATGAAAAATTAATTTCATTATTATAGTTCAATTTACCTTTTACAAATTCTTGTTTCAACCAACAAGATTCTTTGTTACATACATTACTTAAACGATGCTGTAAAAATATCCATATTTTATGTGTGTCATTTGTCTTTATTGAATCATCTGGATGTTTTTTATTCCATAATTCTTTCAATTTCAATAAAGTATTTTTTTCTAAACAGGTAAATTTATTTTTTTTTGTTAAAGGACTACACTTTAATTTTATCATTTTGAATGTTTTGTTTTTTATTTTTTTTTCTCTCAATTTTTTTGTTTTTATTCTATTTTTAGATGATTTAATAACCATATATATATACTAGATTATTATTATATGTATGAAAGTGTTACATAACCATTATACTTGGATTATACCATCTCCGTTATTTTCTTGAGCCTTGTTTTCTCGTTCATTCTTGTTTTCTAGTTCATTCTTGTTTTCTTCTTGATGTTTAACTTTCTTTTTCTCTTTCTCATTTTCTTTAACAGGGATACCTTTGGTTTTCAAAATTGGGTCTTTTAAATTTATTTTTTTCTTTTTAGGAAATGAAATTTTTTCCTTTGGTTTTTCGACAATAGTTTTTTTAATAAATTTTTCTAGTGAATTCTGTTTTTCAATAGAAATGTTATTTTGAAGTAGTTTATCTACTTGGTCTATTACAGAAATAACTTCATTTTCATTTTCATTTTCATTTTCATTTTCATTTTTCAAAATAGAACTATTTAGAGAAAGGCCAGCATATTCTTCTTGGCAAATATCAGTTTTATCTATAATTTTAAAATAATTGATACACGATTTGATATATAAATCAAAGGAATATAATACATCTTTACTAATACATTCACAGTTTTCATCGCTTAATAAGTTTTTTGTCATGTTATAAATACGTTTTTTATAAAAAATTTTATCTTTTTTATCATTTTTATCTTTTTTATTTGAATTATTATTACTATCGTAATATTTTTTGTGAAATTTTTCATTTGTTAAACACTCCAAAGTAAATTTTGAAATCATATCTTCAGTCATTTTTCAAAATTTATTTCTATATAATAGAATTATATAATAGAATTATGTAAATAATACAAATTTTTGCGTTATTTTTTTTTATCCCTTTATTCCATTTATCTTCCAAAAATGGCAAATAATAAAACGCTATAATAATTTATTTTGTTAGTATTCACTGTTAGTATTCACTGTTAGCATTCCCAGTAACAAAATAAGATAAGTGTATCTTTTTATTATCAACCAAATTTGGTGGATAACTGGACTTTGTGCGTGAAAGGGTTAACAGGTATTACTGTTATTTGAATAATCTTTTGTTTGCTGACGTGTATGATTCATAAAGATTCCTTGTCCTATATTTTCAGGATTAGGGTTGAAAGGTGAAAAATGTTCTTTCTTAAATAAAGTTTGATATGGTTGTTGAATTTGCGATGATTTACATGGTTGAAATTGGAATTTGTATAAATCTGAATTAGAAGATGGAACATAAACAGATTGAGAACATTTTTGTAAAGCATAAATTTGATTTCTCAATTCAGATTCAACATTGATGTTAGAAGCGAAACCAGACCAAGGAGACTGAGTATTTCCAGGATTGAATACTTTATATGGGGTAAAAGTTGGTTCAACTTTCAATGGAACACAAGGTTTTTTTCGTTCGTCTACAATAGGCATAAAAACATACTTCGTGTTTACAGGTCTAGCATCAATATAAAGCTGTAACATAGACGAAGGAATATTTCTATCGTAAATGCGATTATTAATTGAGTCTGTGACTTGGGAAGCACATTCAACAGAAGGAAATGTAGTAGAACAGTTATTGAATTGATTTATAGGTGTATCACAATTGTTATTGCTAATTTGATTGCTAATTTGATTGCTAATTTGATTGGTATGCATTATCTTGATATAATATAGTATTATTTTTCTTTTTGGTTTGCGTAATTTATTAGTAAAATATAACAAAAACAAAAAACCAAAGCAACAAAAAACCAAAGCAACTAAAGTTTTGATTCTTTAACGGTTCAATGTTTCTCTAAATGATCTAAAGCATTCAATATAACTTCTTCTTGTATTGATAATTTTTGAAATATTAAACACTCGTCCATTTTAATTTGAAAATGTTTATTTGAAAATGTTTTCACAACAATGAAAATACCATAATCATCAATTTTAATATCGCAAATAGTAGCACCATTATTTAGGTAAATGTTAGTAGGGTCAGAAATATTAATCCAACGAATGAAACGTCCAATATCCAGTTCATTCATTTCATCAACATATCTATAATTTTTCAATTTAGACATGTAATCGTAAAGACTGTTTGTAGAGAAGTCTAATTCTCTTAATATTTCCATTTTCATAGAATTCATTTTTTTTGATGTCAAATTCATAATTTTACTGTTATTTTCATTATCAAGAGCTTTCAATAATTTTTCGACATCCATAATATGTAAATTGTATATAAATTGTAATGAATACCATTTTTGTTTCTAAATAATTTTCTAAATAATTTTCTAAATAATTTTCTAAATAATTCATCAAAATTATTTAGAAACACAACAAAATTTGATACACATTATTATACACACATGATAAAAAGAAAGAAATGATTACATATTACAAAAATAATGATAGCACAAATAGAAAATCAATTAGAAAAAGAAAAAGAAAAAAAAAAGAAAAACGGTAATATATAAAAAAATAATAGTTATTTATTTTTTTGTGTATAAAAAAAAATATTGAAATAGTTTTTTACATATACTTTTTTTACATTACCATTACTATTCTCGCAAAACAATCAAGTGAATCATGTCATTAAAATGTCCTTGTGCTGTGTTAGAGACATCAATAAAGAACGAAACAGAAACAGAAACTAGAATGGCGCTTTATACTGAAATGACTAACTTTTGAAAAAAAATATCTAAAAACTTGTCTAAAATCTTGTCTAAAATCTTGTCTAAAAATTAGAACCAAAAGCACCTCCTAATACTTCATTAGCTGCCATAATTCCGCCATTCATACCTTCAATAGGTGATTGTGCATCAACTAACATTGTATTTGGTCCTTTATACATAGAATTGAAATTTGGCTCTTGTTGTTGTGACTGTTGTGATTGTTGTTGATAAGTAGGCAAGCTATCAATTGATGTAGTATTGTTATATAAAGACTGATCTATAGCCATTTTACTAGATTGTTGTTGTTGTTGTTGTTGTTGTTGTTGTTGCATTTGATTACTTGATAATGGCTGCATGACACGAATATTAGTGTTATTACTTTGTTTTTTTTGTCCGTTTGGTTTATCAGCCGTCTTTCCTTCCCAAAGTTCAATAACTCTATCAAATAAAATACTAACTTTCTCTCCAAGTTTTGTTTGTAAACTTAATGTAATCATTAAAATTGCTAAAATAATATATATTATGCTGAATTCAGGATATTTTGTTCCACTGTATGTTGGAATATAATAAATAACTCTATTAATAAATAATAAACCAATAAAAATAACTAAAACCTGACCTACAATTTCTGCTAAAATTTCAAAACTATTTTTTTTTTCATCTGCCTCAGGAATGACTTTTTGCATAGATTTGTTCAAAATAACGATAGGTATCAATCCAATTAAAGCATATTGAATAATATTTAATATTTCTGCTTTAGAGTCACTATCAAAATTGAAAACATATTTGAAAAATCCTTTTTTTGATGTAGATTTAATTTCATCTAAACTTTCCATTTAATTTATATATATTGATTATTTTTTTTATTATTTGAAAGATAAAAAAAATGAAAAAATGAAAAAAGTAATTGTGTAAAATATGTGAAATATGTGAAATATGTGAAATATGTGAAATACTATATAATTATCAAATAACTTAAAAAGAGTTTATATTATAACTTATATACAATGAGTAGTGCTAGGGCAAATGCTGCAGCAAGACAAAGAAGAGCAGAACCACAACCAACTCAAACAAATCAATCATTTTCTAGACAAATGCCACCACAACAACAGCCTCAACTTACACAGTTAACACCACAACAAATCCAACTTCAACAACAACAAAGAATATATCAACAGCAAGCACAAATGCAACAAGCACAAATGCAACAAGCACAAATGCAACAAGCACAAATGCAACAATCAAAGTTGTCTATTTCTGATGCTATAGCACTAACAACCTTAAGATTAGGAAGAGTAGAAAATATGGTACAAAATCTACAAAATAATAATTCAGAGAAGTCTGGCGAAGGAGAAATAGATAGTTCTTTATTAGTAGATATTCAATCGCGACTAAATTTACTAGAAAATTGGCAAAAATCAACTGAAAAATATTTAACACAACAAGTGAATGAAAATGAAAATGTGTCAAATATTACTACACATAATATAGATGCTTTTTATAAAAATAACGACGAAACAATAAATCATTTAAAAAATGAAATAGTTTCTCTAAAGGGTGAACTCAGCGAAACGAAAAAATTACTATTGAATTTACAATCATTTACTATGCAAACTAATCAAAAGTTAGTGGATGTTGTCTTTAATGATTTTAATATGAATGGAAACACACCTCAATTTAACTTTCTTTCAATGGATTCTATAAGTAATATTTTATCAGATATGGACCCTGCAGATTTGGGGAAAGGTATGGAAATCACAGAGTTACAAGTTGAACCACAATCAGAACCGGAACCAGAACCAGAAGAACAAAACCTGAAAAGAATTGTAGAGCAAGAGTTGAATGGTTAACCCTTTCACGCACAGAGTCCATTTATCCACCAAATTTGGTTGATAATAAAAAGATACATTTATCTTATTTTGTTAGCATTTACGCTAACAAAATAATTACTGATTATATAAAATGGTAACAAACACTATTTTTTGAGTGTGCGTGAAAGGGTTAAGTATTGGGATAAATTTTTGAATTCTTTGTTGGTATAATTATTTGAAACACGCACAAAAATAGTAATTATTTTGTTACTGCGAATGCTAACAAAATAATTTATTGTATATTTTTATTATCCGTAAAAATTGGAAGATAACTGGACACCGTGCGTCAAAGGGTTCATTCTTTGTTGGTATAAATTCTCATTTTTATTGTATAAAGTTTATTATATGAGTTGTAAAATAGAAATTCCAAATATGGATAGTATTAGAAATATGGATAGTATTAGTAGAGAATATTTTGTAAAATCAAAAAAAGAAATACATGAATATTTTTCAAAAAACAATGATTCAAAAAACAATGATTCAAAAAACAATGATTCAAAAAACAATGAATCAAATAATGTAAAAGAAACAAAAAACTTTATAAGCATGCATATATTGGATAAACTATGTTTCAACATAAATGATAACAATATCATTTTTGATTACAAGTATTTCAAAAATATAGTATCAAATATAAAATTTGATGAAATATTAGAAAATTTTTTGACAGGATTTATAGTTCAAAAAATTAAAATTGTATTAGTCAATTTTCCTGTTTGTAATGTCCATATAAATTTACAAGGATTAACATTATTAGATATAGATAAATATTCAAACTTTATAGGAAGATTTTCTACATTCATGAAAATTACTTTTCCTGATAAATTAGATAAGTGTATACTTTATAATGCTCCTTATATATTTTCAAAAATATATAATTTATTATCTTATTTTATAGATAAAAAAACACAAGAAAAAATATTATTATATGAAAAAAATTGAAAATTTATTATTTTCTCTCAAATGCTGAAAAATAATAGAAAAACCAAACCAAATCAAAAGAAATGAAAATCGAAAAAGTAAAAATAGGAGAAAAAGAAATCACTTTTTACATCGGGAAAAACCAAACAGAAAATTTCGAAATTATTGACACATCCGATGAAAATGATTTATGGTTTCATCTGCATGATTTACCTAGTTGTCATGTAATTGCCTGTTTGAAAAACCACGTTGTAAAGGATAAAAAAGAATTACGTAAAATTGTTGTTGCTGGAGCTTCTCTCTGTAAAAAACATTCTCCTAAATATGTTTCAGTGTGTGATTTAGAGATTGTATATACAAAAATCAAACACATTGCAAAAACCGATATAATTGGTTGTGTAACAACATCATCATCACATACAAAAAAAATCAAAATATAAGTAATGCAAAATATTTATTATTGTTTTTTCAAAAGAATATACGTTTCACTATTTTTTTATAAGAAGTATGATTGTTATTATTTATACTTTCATTCATTATTAGCTGTTCGAACCCTTTCACACACAGAGTCCAGTTGTCCACCAAATTTGGTTGATAATAAAAATATACGTTAATGTTATTCTGTTATCATTTACGCTAACAAAATAATTACAAATTATACATAATGCTAACAAATACTATTTTTTGAGTGTGCATGAAAGGGGGTCGAACGGTTAGAATAATCTTATTTTTGTATTCCTTATCGTAATTGCTTTTTACACCGGTGAAGATTTCGTAAACTTGTGGCGTAAACTTGTGGCGTAAACTTGTGGCGTAAACTTGTGGCGTAAACTTGTGGCGTAAACTTGTGGAATCCGCACACCTACGAGGTGCGGAATGAAAATCTGTAACTGGTAACTTACTTGAAGAATCATCCGCTGTGCGGATTAAATTCTTCAAGGGTGTATATAATTTCGCAATCACATTTTCTGAATGAAACGATTCACAAATAATAAATATGTGCTAATAAACATACAAAAATATTACTATTTATGTAATAAAAAAATTGATTCAAAAAAAAATAGAATGATAACAAGTAAAAAGAAATAACAAAATGAAGTTAATATTGACAGATAATTTAAAAAAAGAATTATTTATTTCAATTTTTCAGGTTTTGAAAAATACTTCATCAACAATAATGGTAATATTTAAAGAAGATAAAATGTATATACAAGGCATGGATAACAGTCATATATTATTATATGAAGTAACATTAATTAAATCATGGTTTGAAGTTTATGAAGTGTGTTCAACAGAACATTCAAATATATGTTTTGATTCAAATGTATTTCAAAATGTGTTGAGCATAACGCAAGAAAATGATACAATTATCTTATATTACGATGAAAATAGTGAGCCGGATTCATTACACATAGATTTAGAAAATAGTAAAAAAGGTGAATATTCAAAATATTTTAAAATACCATTAATAGATTTAGAAACAACTTTGATGAGTATTCCTGACACAGAATACAGTGCTGATTTTTCAATACCATCAAAAAAAATAACAGAAATAACAAGTCAGTTAATAAAATTTGGTGGAGATACATTAGATATAAAATGTATGGATGAAAAAATAGATATAACATCATCAGGAGGGAGTTGTGAAATGTTAGTAAGTATTTCTATGGATGACTTATCAGAATATTCAATTGTAGAAGAAGAAACTGTAGAGTTATCTTTTAGTTTGAATATATTGAATAAAATGTGTTTAACATCCAAGATAACTAAAGAAATCATGTTTTCAGTAAGTAATGATATCCCTATGAAAATAGCATATTATTTAGATAGTGATAATGATAATAAAGTGATATTTTATGTAGCACCCAAGTCAAAAGGTGATGACTAAAATGATTTACAAAAAGAATAATGATACAAAAAGAATGATATACACATTTGTGTAGAATATTTAGAATAGTTGTATTGTTTTATTTGTTGTAAAAACAAACAAAACAAACAAAACAAAAAATAATAATTTGAAATTATCATATTATTAGTATAATATAACAGAATGAATATATTCATATCATTTGGTGTTATTGTTGCTACATTTTCAATTTCTACAATAACTTCTTTTTTTATTTGCTATGCAAACAATCATCCATTCATGAATCCAACTTTTACAAATGAAGAAAGAAACAGTAGAATCAAAGAATATATAAAGAATGTCCCTGTATTGATTTTCCAGTCCACAGGACTTATGTATATTGTTTCTGATAATATAATTCCATATGGACAACATACATGGTTTGAATCACTATATTCCATGTTTTTGTATTGTTTGCTTATCGAGGCAATTTATTATATATACCATCGAATTATTCACAAGTATTATTATGCAAACGTCCATAAAAAACATCATACAAATGTTATTGTATATCCGTTTGATACTTTTTTTCTAACAAATTTGGATGATTTAGCATCAATTATTTCAATTGGTATGCCAATTGTTTTTGTAAACATATCTCTTTGTGAACAAATAATAATTCTTTACATATATATTACTAGTTCTTATTTATCACATTCAGAATTATATTGGTCGCATCATAGTATTCACCATAAACTTTTGAATTATAATTATTGTATATTATTTCCTATTTTTGATATAATTTTTGGAACATATCGTGGGTCATAAAAAGATATATTTATAAGTGATTTCAAATATTTTACACCTTTTCTCATTTCAAACGCCGGATTTTTATAACTTGTGAAAAATAAATAATATATTTATTATAGTTATTATTTTTTATAGTTATTATTTATTATAGTTATTATGAAAAAAATTGAAATACATTTTTAGGATAAGAAAAACTGCACAGAATAACTGAACACAGAATAACTGAACACAGCATCAAAATGAGTTGCCTTAAAACTGAGACACCCGAGACAAACGAAAAAATATTTCTTAAAAATCTTGACGAGTTTTTGGTTAAATATGTAGCAATAAATGAAGGCTCGTCATATGATGATTGTTATTTTCAATATTTTCAAACAAATTTGTTGTCTGATGAAGATACAGACATTTTAAGGGAGAGAATGCATTTTAAAAAAATATATTATAGCAACATGTATTCACATGAGGTTCTTGCTAATATTAAAAAATTTATCATGTTGTATCCAGAAGAAGCAATTGTAATTAAAATAAAAAAAGTTGTTTCTGATTTATACAATTGATCTTGACATGTTTTTATAAATTTATACTTTTGTTGAAACATATTTTATTTGCATAATAAATAATAAAATAATTTTTTTATGAGTCGCTCGTTTCTTTGTAAAAATATTTGAAAGATTTTTACAAAGATAATTTTTAGCTAGTGGAGAATGAAGAAAAATTGACAGGTTCTCAATATTTTGTAAAATCTAATAAAGTAACCTAATAAAGTGATAAATATGTATTAGATATATACACAGCATGTTTGTATCCCAATTTATGAAGTTTTTCGGTAGCCATTCTGGCACGTTGTCCGCTGTTGCAATAAGCAAGAATACGAATATTTTTGTCCGGATATTCATTTGGCATTCTTTTTTCTAAATCTGAACTGGGAATATGAACAGAACCAGGATAATAACCGTTCGAACCTAAAGTGCTTCTTTCTAAATCAGTGCGAACATCAAGGGTGTAAATCAATTTGGTGATTGTGTAGAAGAAATTTGGCTTGTTTAGATGAGATGAGATAAGGAGATGAAATAGCATAATTATAAGCGAAATACAGGATATATACAAAAAGAAAAAAAATAAAAATAAAAATAAAAGTTGTGAAATTTATTTTCATATAATATATACCATGAAAAAAGTGTAAAGATGAAAATTAGGGAGACCTAAGTTTATACTTGTTTTTTGTAATTATGTGCGTTTTGTATATTTTTTCTTTTTGTATTTATTTATTATAATTTACATAACTTGATAAAAATGAAAATATTTATTACCTTATTTATTTTTTGTATAGTGCTTTTCATTTACATACATATACAATATCATTTTAAGAAAAGTAGCGATTTAGAAGTATATGAAATAGACCAACCATCAAAAGAAAAGCTAGAAGAAATATGTGATTTGAGGCAACCAGTCATTTTTGATTTTGCCGAAATAGATAATATATGTAAAACAACAAACAAAAAATATATAATGTCAAACTACTATGCTTTTGAAATAAAATTAAGAAATATAAAAGATGAAGAAAAAAATGATGAAGTATATATACCTTTATCTCTCGAAAAGGCGGTAAAATTGTTTCAAGATGATAACAGTTCGTCTTATTTTTCTGAAAATAATTGTGATTTTTTGCAAGAAACGGGGGTAATAAAGGGAATGACATATAATGATTCTTTTTTACGTCCTTATTTTGTGTCAAACTGTAACTATGATATAATGATGGGTTCAAATGATACGTGCACGCCTTTAAGATATGAAATAAATTATCGCAATTATTTTTTAGTAACTGAAGGAATTGTAAAATTGAAATTAATACCTCCAAATAGTTCAAAATACTTGTACACAAAATATGATTATGAAATATTTGAATTTTCAAGTCCAATTCGTGCGTGGAAACCACAAACACAATTTATGGCTGATTATGATAAAGTAAAAAGTTTAGATATAACGTTGAATCAAGGACAATGTATTTATATACCTGCTTATTGGTGGTATTCATTTAAATTTTCAAATGATTCATGTATTTCTTGTTTTCGTTATAGAACATACATGAATAATGTAGCAATATCTCCTCATATTGCTTTATATGCGTTACAAATACAAAACATAAAGAGGGATGTTGTTAAAAAGGCAAAAACAAATATATCTTCAAATCAAAGAGTATCAAAAGAAACAAAAGAATCAAAAGAAACAAAGGAAACAAAAGAAATAAAAGAAACAAGAGAAGAAGAATAAAAATTTCCTTTTATATTTTCTCTAACCGTTCGAACCCTTTGACACACACCCTAAAATATTCTTTGTTATCATTTTTTATAAAGAGTAATCATTTTGTTAGCGCAAATGCTAACAAAATAAGTTTATTGTATCTTTTTGTTATGTGCCAAAATTGGCGGATAATTGACATCTGTGCGTCAAAGGGTTCGAACAGTTCGAACAGCTAAATTATATAAGAATTATACAAGTTTTTATTCAATAATTGAAAGCTTCAAAATCTTTTTTATAATAATCATATATATATTTTTTAATGATTTGAAAATCGGGAGAATTCAAAATAGTATTGTAGTCAATGTTATAATCGTGTGAAAATGAAATCCATTGATTAGGATGAAATGTGCTGAATAAAAAAGTAGAATCACAGTTTTTTTTGTCTTGTTTATTATGTCTGACATTTTCAAATTTATTGAAAATATCAAATCTATCAATATTTTTATGATATTTTTTGAAAAAATCATACAAATTTGTATTTAATCCATCTTCAATTTTAACAACTTTGTGTTTGTGTTTGTTTTTATATTTGTCTTTGTTCAGCAAAATACAATCACTCATTAATGTGTAATGCTCGGATATATATCCTTTATTTAACAAAAAAGATGAAATGTTAAACATAGTTTCATCGCTATATTTATGAATAAATTCTCTATAACCAGATAAAGTTAAAAAAATAGGGTCGGTTTTATATACATGTTTATCTAAGAAAGTACTAATAAATCTGTCATAAGGATTTCTAACAAATGTTATATAGTCGATGTTTTGAAGATAACTATTATATCTATATTTTTTATAATAATAACACATAGATTTTTGATATTCATAATTCAAATAAACATTATTAACCAAACAAAAAATGTGTGTAATAGTAGTACACCCACACTTTGGATGCCAAATGATACCATATTTATGTTGTTTGTTTATATTGACGTTCATAATAAAAGAATTATAAATATTGTTGAATAAGTGTGTTTTTTCGGAAGGGTAAATCAAAATATCTGTTTCATAATATTCATTTTCATTAGCACAAGGAGAAATATTCAAATTCAAGCATAAAATATTGTCAGATATTTCTTTTCCGTCATTGACATACAAACCATCTTTACAATAATTAGTATGGTCTGCGTGTTTATACAAAATAAAGTCAGGTATTTCAAAAGTAGAATATTGTTTTTTGTTTTTAACAGGGACATAAAAAACCTTTCCAATAAGGAGTGATTGTTGAGAGAAGTTGCTATCAATATTGTAGGATAAAATCAAGTTGTCATCAATATCGTTACTATAAGAAAATAAAAAATCTTTTTCGGTAATTTTCAAAACATTGTCTGGAATATAGTCGATAATAAAATTAGAAAAAGACGAAAAATTTTCAGAGAAAAATTGCAAGTCGTTTTTTTCAACAAAAATTCCAAAGTCGGTTTTCAATTTTTCATAATGTTTCAACCATAAATTGAAAATATAATTATCAAATGATTTATTAAAGATTATGTAAAGATGCATTAATAATAAAACATGAAAATCTTTATATTTTATTACAATAAAATATGAAAATATGAAAGAAAATAAATGTTCATAATAAAAAATTGATTAATTAGTTCATATAAAGTAATATATAAACTAATATATAAAAGTATCACAAGCAATAAAATGTATGAAATAAAAATAGAACATCGTAACTATTCAAGTTATAGTTTATATCCAGAAGTAAATATAAAAATAAACCCGTTTGAAGAAAAGTTATTTTCAGGTGATAGATTTTCTCTAAAATATGGAAATCAGGAGAGTGTAGAAAATATAGAAAATGTAGAAAATATAGAAAATGTAGAAAATATAGAAAATGTAGAAAATATAGAAAATGTAGAAAATATAGAAAATGTAAAAAAAGAACTAACTATTTTGTATTCACCTGTGCGTAACAATGAAAATATTGCGGGTGTATTAGTATTAAAAGATAATAAAACATATGGTCGTGGAGTAAATGGAAAGCTATTGTACAAATGTATGCCGTATAATAAAGAATTACCGTGTTTTTTGATACCTTATGAAATGAAAAAAATGGGGTTTTCAAAAGTATTTATGAATCTATATATAACTTTTCAATATGCAAGTTGGGAAGATAAACATCCAATTGGAAAATTATCGCAATTGATAGGTCCGGTAGATGTATTAGAAAATTTTTACGAATATCAATTGTATTGTAAAAATTTGAATAATTCAATAAATAAATTCAAAAAAGATACATCAAAAGAATTACAAAAAAATCCGTATTTATTAGAAAACATATGTGAAAAAAATAATATAAAAGATAGGACGCATATTAATGTATTTTCAATAGATGGAGAGAATACAGAAGATTATGATGACGCATTTAGTGTTGTTGAAAATGAAGACCACATCATTTTGAGTATATATATATCAAATGTAGCATTAGTGATAGATAGTTTAAACTTGTGGGAATCTTTCTCTCAAAGAGTATCAACAATTTATTTGCCGGATAAAAAAAGAAGTATGCTTCCACTTATTTTATCAGATTCGTTATGTAGTTTAGAATCAAATACATTACGATTTGCTTTTGTTATGGATATATTTATTTCAAAAAGAACTTCACAAAATACAGAAGTTGTAGAAAATACAGAAGTTGTAGAAAATACAGAAGTTATAGAAAACATGGAAATAAAATTTGATGTAGTAAAAATAAAGGTGAGAAAAAATTACATATATGAAGAAGCAAGTTTGTGTAGTAATGAAGATTACAAATTATTATTTAAACTTGCAAAAAAACAAAATGTAAATTACAAATATTTGGATTCTATATGCGATAGTCATGATGTAGTTGCATATTGGATGATATTTATGAATAGTCAAATAGCAAAAGAGTTTGTAAAAAGAGGACATAGTGGAATATTTCGTGCAAGCAAAAACCAAGACATAGTTAATAGTGAAGAAACAATACCACAAGAGTTACCAGAAGAATTACCACAAGAGTTACCAGAAGAGATAAAAAAGTTTGTAAAAATAATGGGTTATTCAGGAACAGAATATGTTGTATATGCTGACGATGACTGTGAGCATATTACAAATAGAGAGAAAAATTCTTTGAAACACAGACAAATGAATTTAGATGTATATACGCATATGACATCACCAATTCGACGGTTAGTAGATTTATTAAACATGATAAAATTTCAAGAAATATGTAATATATTGAAATTTTCCAGAGAAGCAACCCAATTTTACAATAACTGGATAAAAAAAATAGACATTATAAATAGCAATATGAAATCAATAAAAAAAGTCCAAAATGATTGTATTTTGCTTGATTTATGCTGTAAAAATAGCAACACAGTAAACAACGTATATGATGGATATATAATAGATGTTGAAGAAAACAAAAACAACACATTAGATTTGCTAGAATTATATGAATATAAAGTATATTTACCTGAATTGAAAATAGTATCAAAAATAAAATTGAGAGAAAAAGTTGCGCGTTATACAAAACACAAAATATGTTTGTATATTTTTCAAGATGAGGAAAAGTTTAAAAAAAAAGTACGATTACAAATACTAGGGGAGGTGCCCCCATAACCCTCACCCCTTGCAGACTCTTTTTAGACCCGTTGCAGATTATATCATGTTATATTCGCTGCCGCCGAAGGCGGCTTTTGCTCAACTTTTTCTAAAAGTTGTAAAAGTTGTAAAAGTTGAATTATACATATAACGACTGATTTGTTACAACAAACTTTAATGTTAAACCTCCAACTTCTCTCAAAACATTTAATAGTTTAACATTTCCAATACTTTCAGCTATTTTTTCTATTTCACTACATATATTATTTATTTTCAATACTGCTTTCACAAATTCACCCAAAAATATTTCTTTCTCTGTTTCTATTTTTTTCAAAAGTAAAATACATTCACCACTGTTATTACAATCACACCATTCATAAACATAATTTACTAAATCGTAATGAAATGTATAGTCTACTCCTGTATCTAATGCATTTTTACTTTCAAAATCTTGATATTTTTCAAAACTATTTTTCATAGTTTCTATTATTTTTTTAATATTTTCATCTGTATTATTCAATTGAAAACATTTACGTTCATCAGTTACAGTAACATTTGTGAAGCAACTAAATATACAAATAAGTTGTTTTGCTGAAAGATTATCTAAAGAATTATCATTAATCAAATCTGCTAAACATAAGCAATGTATTTCTCTCAAATTACAAGCTATAACTCCTTTCAAATGAATTTTCAAAACATCGCTTTCTTTATATATAAATTGTTCTGATACTAAAAAGTCTACTATTTTCAAAATATTTGAATTTAAAAACTGAGATGTTTTATCATATTTTTCTCTCAAAGTTATCAATTTGTCATTAATTTCATTATAACGAACAACAATTGTTTTATCTTGTTCTAAGGTTTTGTATTTGTCTTTCAAATCATTTATACTTTTCTCTATACTCTTTTTCTTTTTATTTACAGCACTTTTTATTGCTTCAAGCAAATAAATATAATTCTCAACATCTTCTTTTGGTGTTTTTATAATTGATAAAAACTGTCTACTATTTGATAACAACCTTTCCTCGTTGTCAATTTCCTTTTGAATAGAAGATAAATTTAGAGAAATGTCGTCATAAATCATAGACTTATTAACAAATTCCAATATACTATTTCGTGAAACATAGGAGTCAATAGTCAAACTTTGATGGTCTTTATCAAGACAATTGTTATTCAAAACGGAATAGTTAATAAGATTAAGCAGCAAGTTATAAGAAATTTTGAATTTGGATTCTAATCTTTGAGGTTTATTTTGCATAATTGTTTTGTATTGTGTCAAATCTATATTTTTGAATAAATTATTCAAATGAATAACGTGACCTATAGTGTCTATACCTCTTCTTCCAGCACGACCAGCCATTTGTGTATATTCATGACTATACAAAGGACGGTTTTCAATTCCATCAAATTTAGATAGAGAAGTAAACACCGTTGTTTTGATAGGCATATTCAATCCTGTTGAAAATGTTTCAGTTGCTAGTAATAGTTTGATATATCCCTTTGAAAATAATATTTCAACTATTTCTCTCAATACAGGGATAATACCACTATGATGGACTGCAATTCCTTTTTCTAAAAGACTAACTAATTGTCTATATTCGGGTAGTTCTAAATACTCTTTGTAATTTGGTAATTTGCGTAATATTTGTTCTGCTTCTTTATGAATAATATAAGGAACTTTTGAATCGTCTTCTAACAAAGGAATTGTTATTTCTTTGCTAATCAATTCAATTTGCTTTCTTGACAATATAAAAAGTACAGCGGGAAACATTTCATTTTGTGCCATATATTTTAATACTTCATTAATAATGTGCTGTTTTTTGATAAAAATATTTTTTTGTTCGAAAAGTGTTAAAGCCTTTTTCATTTTAAAATAATGAGTTTCATTAAATTGAATTTTGGGAGATTGTAAAATAAATGGTTTGTTTATTAAATCTTTGATTTCTTTTGTCAAAACTTCATCCTTTTTAATTTGTTTGAAAAATCCTTGACTACTTGTAATAAAAGAATTATGAATTAATGGAACAATACGGTGATCTGTTGTTGCCAAATAAACTTGTTTTTTGCGTGAATCAAGGACCACGTTTTCTGTTAGTGGTATAATATTTTCAATCCAAAGAGCAAATTTTTCTGGTGAATCTAAGGTTGCAGAAAGCATAACCAATTGTATATGCTTGGGTAATATCATTAATGTTTGTTCCCATACACCACCACGAGAAGCATCATTAATAAAATGAATTTCATCCATAATAACACACGCTAGTTCATTATCAAAGTCCATTTCAAAATTATGAGACATATTTGTGTGTTTGATATTTGGTTCATCATTTTTAGGATTATAAACAGAGAATAATTGATTCAACAATATTTCAGCAGTCATAATTAACACTTGTGCTTCAGGATTTGCTTTTATATCACCAGTGATAATACCAAAAGAAATATCTGGAAACTTTTTAGTAAAGTCATAGTATTTTTCATTTGATAAAGCTTTCAAAGGAGATGTGTAAATTAATCTTTTGCCTTGACTAGCAAAATATTCAATAGCAAATTCGGCACAAAGTGTTTTACCTGAACCTGTTGGAGCACTAACCAACGTATGACAACCATTTACAACTCCTTCTATAGAATGTTTTTGAAAATCACTCAAAGGATATAAATATTTATCAAAGTATTCTCTGTATTTTTTATTATTTTCTTCTGGATAATTGTTATTTTTGCAATGTAAAACCATTTTATTATTATTTTATATACTTATATATTTGTATAACTATATAATTTAAAAAATATATTTTCAATTTTTTTTATGTTACGATAATATTATTCAATTTCATATTCATTAAATTCTTTAAGAAAGAGAGAAATTTTATCATCAATTGCTCTTCGGTTGTTTTGAATTTTCAAAAAGTCTTCATATTTTGATACAATAATACAATTTTTTTTTGCTCTAGAAATAGCAGTATAAAGTGCTGTTTTATCCCAACTGTTTTGATTGATATCAATGAATATAACAATGTTGTCAAATTGAGAACCTTGACTTTTGTGAACAGTGAGGGCATAAGCCAATTCGAATTCATCATACAATTCCATTTTATTAATTTTGACTTCACTGTTATCTTCACTGTAATTTATAGTAATTTTGTTTTTATTGTAATCAAAATGAACGATTTGCGCCATTTCTCCATTTGCACGAACATCATCACCTTTTGTGTAACTATTCAAAGTGCGAACAATCTTATCACCTTCTTTGAATAAATATTTTTCTGCTTGGTATTTGAAGTTGGGAAAAATTTCTTTATTATCAGGATGTTTATTAAAAATAGATTGAAGACTTTTATTCAGGTCAGAAACATTATATTTGTATGTTTTTTTGTTAAAATAAGTCAAAAATTTAGTATTTTCTTTATTAAGATTATATTTACTGCATAATTTAATAATAGATTCATTTTCATTTCCATTTCCATTTTCATTTTCATTTTCATCGTGATTATCATTACCAAAATTTTTAATATCTATAAAAATCATAGAACTATCAGTAAAATCATCAATCGTTATTTTGCTTTCATTCATTTTTTTGATATTTTTTGATAAAATACCATATTTATCTTGTCTTTTAATTTTCACAAGAGAATCATGATTGAATAATGTAGAAATTATAATATTTTTTAAAATACATCCGGGTCCAATAGAAGGGAGTTGATTTTCATCGCCAAATAACAATAATCTGCAGTTAAATAACTGGCAATATTTCAAAATTTGTTGAAACATAAATGTATCAATCATAGATACTTCATCGATGATTAATAATTTCGGATAATCAGTTTTGTCTTTGTCTTTTTCTTTGTCAAAATTTTGAAATACTTTATAAATAATACGATGACATGTTCCAGACATATTTTTATTGAAATAATGATTATTATTGGATGTTTCACATTTATTTTTTATTCCAAGATAAGCTAATCCTGTTGGTGCCAAAATACTAATTTTAGAACTTTCTACATATTTACATTCATCTTTGATATAAATTTCTAACTGCTGTGTTTCTGTATCATCTGTGTCACTCATAATGCTTCGTTCTTGTTTTTGCTGTTGCTCATGCTGTTGCTGTTGTTCTTTTGAAATGTCACATCCACTTATGCTTCCACTTACGCTTCCACTTACGCTTCCACTTACGCTTTCACATTTGCTTTCATTTTCATTTATACAAAGTTGTGCTTCAGTAAGGACATATGTATTAGACGGTGAATCAGCGGGATATGTTAGTGGAATATGTGATATAATATTTTCATCTTTTTGGTAAGTTTCTTTTTGGAAAATGGATTTGAAAACAAATAAAATACATTTCACGATTGTTGATTTACCGGTTCCAGGATAACCAGTAATACAGTTGAATTTATATAAAATGGAATTAATTATAGCATTAACTTGTTCTGTTTCCAATTTGAAATCATTTCCTGTTGCTTGTTCAAAAAGTTGAATTTTTTCTTTTATTAAATCAACAGAAATATTGTATTTTTTATCAATATATAGATTCATCATAGTGTCTCCCATATTTTTCTCTAAATTGTATAAATAATTTGTAGTTTTGTAATAACGTCCATCAATAACTTTATCAATAATAACTTCATTGACAATAGTGCAATATTTTTCATAATTTTTGGAGTTTTTATCACAATAACTATGAAAAAAATCCCAAAATCTGCGTGATTCAACATAAAAACAGTTGAAAACACGTATAAAATCAAAAGACCATTTTTTACATTTTATTTCAAAAGATACATTTATTCCGTAAATTTCACATATTTTTTCTGCTTTTTCGTAACTAATAATTTGAATATCTTCTTGTATAAAAGAAAACGGATTTTTACACATATTATGTATTTCAAAATGAGATAATTGTGAAACACGTAAATGACGAAGTATATTTTCCAGTTGAATAAAAGTAATACCACATTTTTTTTTATCCATAAGTTCAAGAATAAAGTGGATATTTGTGGTTACAAAATTAGCATAATCTCCAGAATTATTATTTAATTTTTGAATACATTTATTGTATTTTTCAACAAATAATAATGCCTTTTCAATTTTATTAGTGTCATCATTAGACAAATTAATAATATTTTTGTCATCACTATTAATTTGTCTTGTGTCATTATCATTTTCAACATTTTTCACAATAAATATCAGCTTATTTGTGCTAGGTATGACAGAAGTAATATTGTAATAGTTATCAAAATATTGAATTATTTTACCTTCATAACTATCGTTACTTTTTTTGTTATATTTGTTTGTATAATTTGTTTTTGTCTTTGTTGAACTAGTCCTTGATGCTATTTCTCTTTGTTGCATGATATATTTGAATCCGTTATCCATTAAAATTAAATGAGTAGTTATATAATAATAATACAATGTTTTTAAATCATTTTTTATATAAATTATATAATTTGTATAAATATAATTTGTATAAAAAATAACTATGAAATATATTAAGGTATAAAACTAACAAAATAAATAAAGAAATGATAGTAGCAAACAAATATAAAATAATAGAAAAAATAGGTTCAGGATGTTTTGGTTCGGTTTATAAAGGTATAAATATAAGAACAAATGAAATTGTAGCAATAAAAATGGAATCATCAAAGTTATTGATAAAAAACGAGGCAAAGATATATCAATATTTGAACAGAGAGAAAGATTGTATTTGTGTTCCTGAGATAAAATGGTTTGGTGTTTATGAAGGTAGCACCTTTATGGTAATGAATTTATTGGGAACGTCTTTAAAGGACTTTGTAGCAAAATCAATAGCAAATTCAATAGCAAACGTATTTTCTCTCAATGAAATCTTGCATATAGGTAAAAAGCTGGTAGAAAATATAATGTATATTCACAAAAATCAGATAATACATAGAGATATAAAACCAGAAAATTTTTTATTTTCTCATAGGTGTGAAAAGTCGTTAGCTAACACTTTTCTCTACATAATAGATTTTGGATTTGCTAAAATGTATGTAAAAAATGGGAAACACATTCCAGTATCATATGATAAGGGAATGATAGGTTCGCCAAATTTTGTAAGCATAAATATACATAATGGGATAGAAGCATCAAGGAGAGATGATTTAGAATCTATTGGGTATATATTATTGTGGATATTTCAAAGAGGAAATTTGGAATGGAATAACAAAAGAAATGAAGAAATAAAAGAAATGAAAATAAACTGTTTAAGTAAAATAAATATTCCAAAACAAATATGTGAGTTTATAAAATATTGCAGAAAATTGAAATATAGTGAAACACCAAATTATGAGTATTTGCTATCACTTTTTTAGAGAAATCTCTTTACCATATAAATAATATATAATAAAAACTAATTTAAAGACATTTATAGTAGACATACTATAAAGAAAAATGTCATTAAATAATCTCGTCCAAAATGATTTTATTCAAGAAGAAGTATTCTTGGGGCGTACAAAATGGTTTAATAATAGAAGTGGTTATGGATTTATTACTATTACTGATGGTCCACGCACCGGAAGTGATATTTTTGCTCATCATAGTGGTATTGTTGTTTCTAACGAACAGTACAAATACCTAGTTCAAGGTGAGTATGTTGAGTTTAAGCTGGAAAAAAGTAATGGTGAACATGAATATCAAGCAGTAGATATTCGTGGTGTGAAAGGTGGAAAACTAATGTGTGAAACAAGACGAGAACTTCAAGAAATAAGAAATACATACAAAAAAAGTGAAAACATGGAAGAAAGTAGTCGTGATGTTAAAAGAGAATCTAGGGAACCAAGAGAACCAAAGAAACCAAGTGAACCAAGAGAATTCAAGGACAACAGTAAGGACAACGGTAAGGATTGGACTATGGTAAAGTCGTCGCGTTCTAGAGTACCTAATCCAAAAAGTCGTCTTCGTCCAATTTAACTTTATCCAAAGTCTAGTAAAAATGAAAAATTTGTTTGAATGATTGTTTAGAAAAAAATACAAAAATAACTTATTTTAATTTAATTTATTTTATATTGATAATATATAAAATGAGTGCTATGAGTGCAAGCCAATATCAAAGTCTTTATGATAATGTTCCATCAAATCCATATACTATGGGTGGAAAGTATGGTGTAATGGGTGGAAAAAGACATAAAAAATCAAAATTTTCACATATGAAACCTTCTATGCGAAGTGCAATTGCGGGTGGAAAAATGCATAAATATTTGGGTGGAAGAACAAAAAAATATGGAGGAAAAAAGCATAAAAAAAGTAGAAAACACCGAAAAAGTAAAAAGGGTTTTTTTGGACTTGGAGGATTGATTCCTTTTTAAACCTTTCACGCACACATAAAAAATAGTTTTTGTTACAATTTATTTATAAACAGAAATTATGTTGTTATCATTTATGCTAACAAAATAAGAATAATGTATCTTTTTGTTATCCACCAAATTTGGTTGATAACTGGACTCTGTGCGTGAAATGTGTAAACAAATATGGTATATTTGTATTTACATTCTTTCATATTTAACCCTTTCACGCACACATAAAAATAGTATTTGTTACCATTTTCTATAATCAGTAATTATTTTGTTATCGTAAATGCTAACAAAATAAGATAAATGTATATTTTTATTATCAACCAAATTTGGTGGATAAATGGTCTCTGTGCGTGAAAGGGTTAACGTAATTACAATTTGTGAAAGTGGTATAAATGAAATGTGTAATAAAATAAATTATAATTTACAAAAAAAAATAGTTTTATAAATTATGAATGATTTAGACGAAACCAAATTAACTTTGTTGAAACAAGCAAATGATAAATTGAGACTAAGTGATGATTTATCAATAGAAAAAAATAAATGTTTGATTTTTGTATATACCCCTCCAAAAGTAGGTTCAACAACATTAATAAGTAGTTTTCGATTATGTGCTAGTAAAAAATGTACAATATTACATATACACAATGAAAAAATGTTGGAAATTTTATGTGGAATAAAGTATGTTACAATTAACGAAATTATACGTTATAATGCTTTGTTGGGAAAAAATGTTTATGTTATAGATGTTTATCGAACACCAATAGAATGGAAAATATCTATGTTTTTTGAGAGAATAATAGATTATCATTTTAATAATAATGTAGAAAATTTAAATACTTATGACATTAATAAAATAGTGTCAAGATTTAATAATATATTTAAATATTTGTGCAATGATGATTATTTAAAGGATGTTTACAATATTACAGAAATAATACCAGAACAGTTTTCTTTTGACAAAAAATATTTATTAATAGAAAAAGATGGTGTAAAATATATAAAACTTAGATTGTGTGAATCAGAATTTTGGGAAGAAAATATTAAAGAAATAATGAATATTGAAGTAAAAATAATTAAAGATTATGAAACTGAAAATAAAGATGTAAGTACTCTTTATAAAAAATTCAAAAATATTTATAAAATACCTGAAAATAGATTAAAAGAAATTGAAGAAAGTTCATCTTTTCAATATTACAATACAGAAGAAGAGAGAAAAAGTTACATAAATAAATGGAAAACAAAAATGGATATCAGTGTTGAAGGATATAGCGTAGAACAATATGAACTTTACAAAAAAATTAGTAATGAAAATAAATGGATACCATCAGTTCAGTTACATCATTATATAGATGAAGGATGTGAGTGTAATTTGTGTGAGAAAAGAAGAAACGCTGTATTAGAAAGATTGAAAAATGGAAATATCATAAAGCCGCAGAAAATAGAACATGAAAAAATAGTAGAATCACATCAACAACAAAATACTATTAATAAAATACAAAAAATAAAATTTTTAAAGCAAAAGATTTTAGATTATAATAGTAAACAAATGAAAAATAATAAAAAAATGTCAGCAGCAAATATTGTAAAAGGTAATTTTATGTATATTTAGAAATAAACTTATATGTTTTTAGACCAAATACATTCAACTGTTCGAACTTTTTGACGCAGAGAGTGAAGTTATCGACAAAGTTGATAGATAATATGAAGATAGATTATTCTTATTTTGTTAGCATAAAATGATAACAAAATAATTACTGGTTATGAAAAAAAATGGTAACAATACTATTTTGTTGAGTATACGTGAAAGGGTTAAAAGGTTTTTGGAACGGTGTAATTTGTGGTATATTTGTTTTTGCTCCACTTTTTTTGAAAAAGTGGAAAGAAAAAAATGTAAGTGTGTGAGCAAGTAAAGATGTAAGTGGTGTGTGTGTGTGTGTGTTGTGTGTGTGTGTGTGTGTGTGTGGTGTAAGTTAATTAGATATTTTAGATTTTTTAGAAGAT